CTTTCCCGGTCACCCACATGCTGTACTGCACCTGGGCCATGTACGCGGACTTGATCGCTTCGAAACCCCCGAGACGAAATTTCATGAAGTCGCGAGAGGTGAAAGGGCATTTAAGCTCAAGGCCGAATCCGTTGCTGCACAGACCGTCAGGGGAGCACGCTGTGCGCATGCTCTCGTCACGGAACAGGATCGGAGACTCCGTGACTTTCACGTCAGTGGTGAACTCGAAGAGCGTGCGGGCGTCTTCCTCGTACTGCTTGCCCCAGGCCAGCGCCTTGGCGTTAACCTCTGGCGCCACGCCGGTGCATACCTCGGCGAGCAAGGTGTGGAAGTAGGACATTTTCATATCTGTCCATTTCTTCCCCGATCTTGGCTTGGATATGACGTTGTGTACTTCTGAGGCAGTAATGACGCCGAGGCGCAGCCGGTGCCACGCCTCATCGCCCTGTTGAATAGTGGTTACGTCAATGCCGGTCCGGGCAAGGATAATTTCTGGTGTCATGTTGCCGCCTTAGCCCTTTTCTGAAGGAAGCCAAACCCTTTCTGTGCCTCTTCTTCAGTGAGTTCTGACGCCTCAAGAATTTGCCGTTTGAAGATTTCGCTGCAAAGTGGAAGGAAGTCTTTCTCCCAGTCTTTATCCAGGGTCGTTAAGAGATCGGTGATCGCCTGAAGTGTTTCTTCACTTGCAGCTGGTGGAAGCGCTTCTGTGGTGTTGCGCGGCGTGACGTCACGGATATCTACGTCCAGTGATTTACCTTCCATTTCTTCGGCGGTAGGCTGCTGTCCGATCTCGGGCCAGGCCTTACGCAACGCCTGGGCTTCCGCGCATTTCGCCAGCTGTCCGTATGGGCGCTTTTTCCACATCGCGTTCGGCGCCGTAGTGTCGCGGCCGCCGGTGGCGTAGTTTTCAATCCAGTATTCTTTGGCGCTGAACTCGACGATCTCGCCGCTGGGCATGCGCTTGTAGACGGTGTACTTGCACCACTGAGGGAAGGTAACCTCAACACCAGTAAGCGTCTGAGTTACGTCTGGACCGAACTCAGGCTCACGGGCCCCGGCATAATCGCCTGAACGGTCTGCCTGAATGCGGTAAAGCCCGATGCCCGGCATGACCACGTCGCGCCATTCGCTTTTACCCGTTCTTGAGTCCTTGACGCTCATCGGCACGAGGTGAACGGGCTTCAGCAACGGATCCAACTGGCGGGCACGGCAATAATCGAGCGCCATCATTACCGATTCGTCTTTGGCGCCAGGGTAGATACTGTTCTTCAGCGCGCTCCAGGTAGCGACGTCGATACCTTTTTCCGCCAGCGCACTCGCCGTGATTGTTAATTCGCTTGCCATCGTTAATCCCCTCAAAAATTAAAACGGGCAGCCGGTACGGTGTTCCCAGTCGTATTCCGCCTGGGCGTAAGCAACTGCCGAAATGAAATCGTTGTAGACCTCGCCAGCTTTATCGCTGCGAAGTCCTTCGTATGGGCTGGAGTCAATCGGGACCGTGAAGTGGAAGAGGCCGGACGGCTCTTTTGGCATCATGTCGATGATTTTCTGCGCCCGGTCGCCGATCCACTTCTCTTTCTCGTCGGTGAGCTGCTGTTCAGCCCAGCGCCGATCTTCGATGCGGTCGTAAGTGAGGTATGCGTTCATGGTTGCCTCAATAATGAATTTTCGCGCAGGGGACCAGGTCATCTTTCAGGGCGGTAAGCACTTCGATAGCCTGTTCGCGGGTTAAGCTGGTGTTGCTGGTGAGCGCGTTAACGATGTTGGTGCCGACCGTCTTGCGGTGCTTCACGTCAGCTTCGCGCTTAGCCTGTTCGTCGGCGATGCGCTTCTCTTCAGCCAGGCGCTTCTCTTCTGCCTGTTTTGCTTTGAGGCGTTCAGCTTCAACCGCCGCGGCTTTTTCGCGTTCCGCACGGGCTTCCGCTTCCTGCTTCTCGCGAGCTGCACGCTGTTCCGCTTCGACGCGCTGGCGTTCAGCCAGCTCTGCACGGGCTTTCTCTTCAGCTTCACGGCGCGCTGCGGCTTCAATCTCTGCTTTGTGCATCGCTTCGGCATCGCGGCGGGCTTGTTCTGCCGCTTCCTGCTTCAGTCGCTCGTCACGTTCACGCTGAGCCTGTTCTGCCTGGCGGCGCTGCTCTTCGCGTTCACGGTCGAAATCCTTGTTCATCAGCAGAGCCATTTCGTGGTCTGCTTCGAACTGAATCGCGCGCTGCAAATCGATGTTCTCGTTCATCACCAGCGCTTCGGCGTGCATAGCGTTCATGGCTTGTTCAGCCTTGATGCGTTCTTGCTCGGCTTCCCATTCGGTTAGAGGACGGCGCACTTCATCCTTAAGCGCTTCCAGCCGCTCACGCACAATGCGGCGGCTTTCGTCGATCTGCTTCGGCAGGGCTTTAAGCTCAGCAACCAGATCCTTGCCGGCGTTGTCGATGTAGGTTTTGGAACGGGCAACCTTGTGCGCCATGGATGCGATAGCATCGCGGCCTTTACGGGTCGACACATCCGGTACCAGGCTGCGAGCTTCTTTCTCGATCGCCTCAATAATCGGGTCGAGCTGCTCTTTGGTGGTGAATACCGCCATTGCGTTCTGTTTCTCAATGACGACTAAGTCCGTTACTTCGCTCATGGTTTCTCCTGAAATTTGGATGTGCAGATCCCGCCCGCATTGAGCCAGGCCGATCGGGTGAATAGGGTGGTTAGTGCTGGATAGGGTTGCCGTGACCGTCCAGAAGGACGTCAATCACGCAGTCACTGAGGCGGATGATTTCTGCATCGGTGTGCAGGTATACCCATTTGCGCTCCTGAATGACTGCGGAGACGCGATAAGTGCGGCCTTCATGCAATGCCATCATGCCTGGAGTGACGCACTGGCGAATGAGCGGGGTGGTGCCGTAGTGCGACATCATTTTTTACCCTCCACCTGAGCCAGCAGGCCAGAAACGTGCATCTGCCAGCGGTTAAGTACCAGCTTTTCACGCGGTGACGATACCGACGTCAGCTGCCACTCGTTATCGTTGAGCTTTTTGGCGGTGTACTGCTTGCCGTTGTGGGTGACTGTCATGATGCCTCCCGCTTTTCTTTGATGTCGGCGCGTAGGTGAATCTCTTTCCCATCAGCTGTCGGGAATATAAGGATGTCATCACGAACCGCGAGAAGATGGGCCACTGCAAATAGCGCCTCGTCTGTGACATCAAATTTCTCACCAGTGAACTCACGAACGCCGGGCGCCAATTTGCTTGGCTTTGATCGACCCGCGAAAATTCGCTTCGTCAGGCCTGAAAAACCTACTGTGATTGGATTGCTCATAAATCCTCTTGGCCTTATCGCGGCGAACGGAACGGTTAATACAAGACTTCAACGCATTTATTCAGTGTTTCAATGGGCGATGGATGGCCGCCGGTTGTCATAACTAAGCCGCCTCGGTGAAGCGACTGAGGTATGAAAAAACCCGCCGTAGCGGGTCTTCAGAAATAGTCTTTGTGGTCGTGCATCGCTCGCTGGAGGATCACCTTTGCATCTTCAAAGTTGGCAGATTCAAAAGCCTCTCTTATGGCCTTAGCCAGGCAAGTTGCATCGAATTCATTTTCGTCAGCTCTGCTTTCCCAGTTTGATGCCTCTTCTTCAGCCTCATAAAGGCGATCGCCATACTCGCACTCGAGCTCCTGGCGCACTTCATCACGAAGCTTCTCCTTGATGATTTCGGAGGCTTCTTCAATCGGCATTGTTTCCAGAATCGTCTCTGGCTGATGAGTGCCGTATTTCAGTGAGATATCAGTAGCAAACATGCAACCTCCAAAAAAATGCCCGCGCGCTGGCGGGCCAAGAAGACTTTTCCAATCCAACCAGAACAGGATCATCGTCTCCTGTGCAGTTGAGATGGCAGTATTACCATCACCAAGCATCGGCGCCCGGTGCTTGAGGCTGGCTCTGTCGTTACCCGCTGATGCGGGAGAAATGTTTTGGTGCTGGCTCCCCACTTTCAAGCAGCAGGGAAGGCCGTCGTCGCCTTGGTGAGCCATTACCTCACCAACTAGCTGATAACCGTCTGCCAGCCCAAAACATTCCAGTTACGCACCATTGCCGCTCTCCCTGAGCCCGCCGGGCGTCCGACGCATGGTTTACTGTCGCGCCGTTCGACTGACCGAATCTCCACTTCGCCGCTGGCTAACTTCGCTCAGCTGTCGATGTTTCGTTTCGATGGGGTAAATTTAGCGTGATGCTAAATTATGCGCAATAGCAAAATGCTAAATTATTGAGTGGTTTTATTTAGCGTATTGATTAATAAGAGATTAAAAATTTACATGGCAGGAATTAAGGACGTAAAAAAGCCCGCACGATGGCGGGCTTGAGGGGTTTGTGTGAGGTTATGGGATGTTTAGTATTTTGGCATCAACCACAACGCCGATAATTTTGCAGTTTCCATTAACCTCTAGCATTGGATATGCGGGGTTAAGTGGCTTAAGGAAGCGTCTGCCGGCATCGATTACAAGCTTCTTAAATGTCGCTTCGTTATCGCCTTCCAGCTTTGCGACAACCAGCTTCCCGTTGCGCGGTTCGACTTCAGGATCAACAAGTATCGCTGCTCCCTCTGGTATGCTCAGTCCGGCTGGGGAGGTCATAGAATCCCCTTTAACGTCCAGCCAGAATGAATCTTCTGAGCAGTCAACAGTCGTGTCATACCAGCGATCTATCGCTCTTCGGTGATAAGGTTCTACAGCTTCCATCCATTGCCCCGCGCTTACCCAGCTGATTACAGGATAACTTCCTTTTGTCTCGTTCAGCCCTCGAAATGCAACGTTCGAAGGTTCTTCACTGGCGTGCAAAACATCCATCCAGCCAAAAGGCAGATTAAGCGCAGTTTCAATTTTGCGAGCCATCTTATCGCCGATATTGCGATGAGGGTTTGGTCCCAGTAGCTGGCTAAGCGCAGCAGGACTTGTCTCGATGAGCTCGGCGAACTGCGCCTTGGTCATTCCAGACTCGTGCTGACGCTTGTCGTACAGCGCTTCCAGGTTGGCTTTTCTGATTTCTTTATTTTCCATACCTGCATTGTTACTGCTTTTAGCAAAATGATAAATGTGCAAATTGCTAAATGATGCTTGCGTAGTATTTAGCATAACGCTAAACTCCAAATCAAACGACTCACCCGGAGACACCAATGAGCACTGAACTACACCGCTGGCGCAAGGCCGCCACTACCGACGAATGGGCGCAGCTCGCAAAGTTGGCTAACACGACGCCAGGTTACCTGGACCAGATTGCCTACGGAAATCGCCGGGCATCTCCAGAAATGGCATCGGCTATCGAGAAAGGCACGAAGAATTTTCACCGCCAGGCTCCGGTCCTCAAAGAAAGCCTGGTATTCACATCGCCGCGTGATACTGCGGCCTAACCACGAAAGGGAAAGCAATGCATTCACTTGCGTATCAACACAATACCGGA